ACTAGGCGTTCTGCTAGTGTGGCTTGGGCTATTCGGTGGTTTTCGGTGAGCTCTCGACCCCGGTTGGTTTTAGCCACCGGTTACCTCATCTTCATTTCGTGCTGTTTGCCGCTGGAATAGAGCGTTCATTGGGTCGGATTCGAGTTCTTCGTCAGCTAGGCGTTCCCATTCTTCGATGGTGGAGCGTTCGATATTGGGGATGAGAGGCCAGAGGGCACGTTTCGGCACACCTAGCATTTGGGCGGCTTTCCCTAGGGCATCGACGGCTTGGCTCATGGACCTAATTTCCGTATCTTGCCACGTAACACGTAGCATCGGATCGTCTGCCAGCTCTGCTAGCCCGGCATGGTCGGCGATAATTTGGAGCAGCGTATCGTACGAAGCGCTGGCGTTTGCCTTCCGCTCTGATACCTTTTGCATGAGGGGGCCCCGGGCGGCGGCAAGCGCTTCAGGTGTAAGATTGCTCATTTGCCCGGTAAGGGCGTGAGCCGGTGTTTGAGATACTGCCGCGAGAGCCTCAATATCGGATTTGAAGGATTCCACGAACGGTTCTAGCGCTGTAGCGTCTAGCACGCCAAACTTGGTCTCTGGGTCATCTGAGACCAGCATGTCTTCTTGTGCGAGTTTGATTTTCAGGTGGTCTGTGGCTGCTTCATCTGGTTGATCTGTTGGGTCTCCGTCCTGATCTTTAAGAACCGGCAGATCAAGCCCCGTGACAGTTTTCACTTTCCAGGAGTTGAAGTGTTGGGCAAGGAGCCGGTCATAGGTAGTTTTATTTATCCGCTGAGCAGTAGGGATGAACGGTTCAACCTCCCCTATCACATTGCCGTCTAGGTCTTCCTGGTTAGCAAACCTGACGACCGGCACGTAATCCACGTCCAGTTCTTCGTAATTGAGGATAGCGTATTCGGAAGAAAAGCCCGTTTCATCACGGGTAATAGTTCCGGGATTGGGGTTTTTCCCGATATCGTATCGGACACCAGGGAAGAATAATGACCAATAGATGCGCCCGCCATTTGAATATTCGTATAAAGCCGCCGCCGGGCGATGGTCGAAACTGCCAGTATCTCCGTATTCTACAGCCATAGTGCAGGGAGAAAGAAGCCGAACCAGTGGTATTTCATTATCATAATAATTGTGCGTCACCAAGGCATATGAGTGCCCATAGGCGATAAAACAGCGATGGTTAGCAATCTGCCGCGAGTGTAATTTATTTGCCCGCCAGATACGCCAAAGCTCAGAGGTATGGCCTTTACTAGAATAAATGTTATCAACGAACATGGCCTGGGTCACATTGTCTACCACGAGTTTTAGCCATGGGGTGCGGGAAAGCATAGATAGACCTTTGTGCTCCGTTGTTGCTTTCCGGGGCAGTTGAAACCCCACCTCTAGTTCAGGGCGCAGCCACGAATTAATGTTCGCTACCTGCTGTTTTTGAATTTTGAGTTTCTGAAGCATGCGCTCGAACGTCTGTAAAACTTCAACAGCTTGGAACAGTGCTAGATCCTCTACGCTCATTTATGCGACCCTCCCACGACGTTTCTTGATTGGCTCCATGCTCAGCCCCCGCAGCGCCAACGTCACGGCACGTAGAGGCTCTACCGGTATTCCACCAAACGCTTGCCACGTCCACGCTGTACGCGACGCTCCGACCGGGCGGCGGCGGGCTGTATAAGCGGCATCATCTAGCATTGGGTGAGAGCCATGTAAAAGCGTGGGCTCGAAAACCAAATTTTCATCAAGATTCACGAGCCGGTCATAGAAATCAGCACTGCCGGCGGTGAGGTCCCGGGTAGTGGCCAGCGAGACCGGTATACCCGCCGCCGATAGTCGCGGCACCATAGCCGAAGCACCCGAATACGAGTCAATAACGATACCTGCTACCGGCTTTGATTTTTTCACAAGGGCATGCAGTAAGTCCTGCACTTTCGCCACTCCGTTTAGGGCGTCGACGATCTCAACAATCACTCTGCCGTCGTTGAGCAGGGCGGCACCCGCCACAAACGCTTTGGAACGATCCTGGGTGATCTCCAACGCTAGGGAGCGCTTTTTCACTCGGTAATTCTGGAAAATCTCCTTGGACACCACGGCACGATCCCATAGATCGACGCCAATAACGGCATCGGCTGAATTGTCAGCCCACACGCCTAGGCGCTCCCGCTGGTACTGCTCCTCACCCATGATTGACAGCTCAACTTCTCGGACCCAATCCCAAGAAATCAGATAGCCTAAGGAAGGATTGGACTTTTGAACGGCTTCACGGCTTCGCCAATCTATCTTTTTGATATCCACGGACCATTCAAAAAACGCCAGATGCTTATTCTCCTCTGGGCGCTCTGTAGCATCCTCACGAAGGTTTTTCAGCACGGTGGAGTAGTCGAAACCGGTTGACGACGTGAACCACACCTGGGCGTTTTCACGGGTAACCATGACAGGCAACAGGTCGGAAATCAGCTCCTCCGACACCGCGAAAGCCTCGTCAATAATGACCAGGTCGCCCTGTAAACCACGCCCTGAGGTGCGCACCCGGGATAGGAAATCCAGCCGCCGACCGTCCTTGAGGATGATTGCCGTTTCCCGCGAATCGGGCATGCGGGCGACCATATCCATCCACTCAGGTATGGATTCAATAATTTGACGGATAGCTAAATATTCAGCGTGAGCTGTTTTAAACAGGTGGGCTGAAAATACAAGCTTCTCTTCGCCAAATAGAAAAAGCCCCGCTAGCAGGCGCGCCCTGACCAGGGCGTTTTTCCCATTTTGCCGCGGCACGATCAGGCATACGCGAAATGCTTGCCACCGACCAGTGACGGGGTCCTCCGCCATGGCGTTATTGGCCACGATTTGCTGCCACGGCATGAAGTCCAACCCGGCAATGCTAGCGATATCAGCTAAGTCTTCTCCGGCGGTGGATTCCCATTGCGGAGCATGGAAATACCGGGGGATCTGCTGCCCAACTTCTTCATCATGCCGCGGATTAAATAGAGATTCTGGCACCTCTAGCCGTGGATCCGCCGGATCCGCTTCTAGGACTGCCGTGGTCACGACATCGTGGCTTTCTTCTTCGCAGCTTCCCGGCGCGCAGCCCGCTTTGCCTGTAGCTGATCCATGACGCTGCTGGATTCGCTGATGGCTTTAGCAGGTTTGAGAACACCTATTTTCCCCAGGTTGATAGCCATAGCGGCTTGCAGCTGGCGGGCTTCGGCAATCATGTTATTCACGACGACCTGAATTTGGACCTCCCCATCGGCGGTTTCGATTGGGTCCCCCAGCTCAAACCACAGACTACTTGAGGACGATAGGGCGCCGGCTAGCCGGTCGAGTCGGTCTTTCATTCGGCATGCTTCCATGAGGAGGATATCCCCTACAGGATCTAGTTCATATGCGCTTTTGATCTCGCGCCATAGTTTTTTCCCGGAATCGCGTAGATAGCCGTCTTGCAAGGGGTCGTACTCCCTCTTGCTCTTGCGATGTGGTGCGTTTTTCTTTTCCGGCTTCGGCGTTGTGGTTTTATCGTCTTCTTTCTTTGGGCGCCCGCGCTTCTTCGTGGTGACTGGTTTGGTTGGTTGCCCGGCGCGCCGGGCTTTCATGTATTCGGCGGCAGCGTGGCGGCATTTCTCGCAGCTTTCTTCTCCGTGGCGTTGGTGTTGCCGGTAGCCGGATACTGTGCCGCATTTTGCCCGGTTTTTCGCGGGTTTTTTCACGCCTCCCCCTCATCGTGCTTCGTTGCTGATTGCCGTTAACCACTCTTGACTGGTTAATGGCTGTTTTCGGTTTTCATCAGCTGTTTTACAGGTTTAACACGGTGTGATTTTAGGGGAATTTTTTTCATGTTAACCCCTAGGCGACATGCCCGGCGCGAATGTGTATCGCATTACCGGGAGGTGAGAGGATCCGGGGCGGCGGGGGGTACCCCCCAGGGTGCCGCCCGGGAATTCGCCATGGTTTGGTTGCGACCTGGGGTTTTGTGGTTCACCAATCGAGGAGCGTGTCAGCCGGGCGGCGTCTGCCGTCTGATCGTTCGGAGTTGCATTTTCGGTGTGCTGGGCGGGTTTCACCCATCAAGCCGCCTCCGGTGGCGAGTGCGATAATGTGGTCGAGTGTGAAAGCCATCTGGTGGGATGTGGGTAGGCTCATGTCGATAGGGTCGCCGCAAATCCAGCAAACGGCTTTCGAGGGGTCGCGCTCTAGCTGCCTTCTGACTCGTTTGACTCGCTCACGATACTGATGTGTGACTTTTCTCACGTTACGCTGTTTGCCCATGGCTCAGCCCCTCTAGGTATAGCTTGGTTGCGTACGATGCTTGTAATTTTTCCCATGTTGGCCTGCGAACATATTGTGATCGAAGTCCTTTGATGCGCCAAATAGTGTCTTTGGGAAGTCCAACGATTTTCCCGATTTCCCGGAGTGAGAGATCAAGCGGAACGATTTTGGCCAGCAGCTCCAGCGCCTGAGCGATAGGTACAGTGCCGCCTCGTGGCGCTGGTGGTAATCGGTGGCTCAAGAATTCTTGGTGGTGGCGGGCGCAGAGCCCAAGGCTTGCCGGATCATTGGCGATTGCCGGTAGGTGGCAAGTGATGTGTAAGCATTTGCTGGGCATTTCCCCCCCGTGGCGGTGCGTGTGGTACCATGGATCGTGTTTCTCCAATCCCCCCGCTAATCATGGCGGGGGTTTTGGTATATGAAGTGCCGCCTGGTGCGAGTCCCAGATGTTAGTATAGCTGGTGTGGCGTAGCCTACAATATGGGATATGACGAAACCCCACCAGGTTTTCCCTGGTGGG